TAACGCTTCTGTGCTGTATTGTTCTTGTTGGATCCGATCCCACAGCGCGAGGGTCACTTCGCAGTCCTGCTGTGCATAGCGATACATCTCCTGCCCCATTGGTGTCTCAGGGTCGAAGCTGTCGAAGCCGCCTGAGTAGTCGTCCTTCATGACGCCTAAACGCAGCCCGTAGGCTTTCAGGGAGTGGGATCCGTACAGGTTCTTCGGCAGGGGGTTACCGGCCTTACCTCGGACCACGTCTTGGTCGAAGAGGTTGGACCAGATCAGCCGACCGGCGATCATCGTGTCGAAGTCGCGGGGGTCTTCCAGACGATCCCACCACCCCAAAGTTTTCTGGAGTGCCGGGAGGTCGAAGCCGAAGATGTTGTGGCCCACGAGGACGTCAGCAACGTACAGTTTGCGAGCGAGCTCCTCACACTCGTCCAGCTTGGCAGCCAGACGCTCACCAGTGTCGATGTTGATCGCGGTGATGATGAAGAGATCGTCAGGTGTCTCGAGGCCATCTAGGAGGCCTCGGGTTTCGATGTCGAAAATGTAGCGTTGCATGGGTACCTCGTGGGCTAGATGCGATATGGGGAAGATTGGTTAGTTGAAGGTGATCTTCGAGGTGTCGTAGGTGACGAAGCCGTCGTCCTCGATTTCCTCGTCGTTGGACAGGAGCTGCTCATCGACTTCGACGATCAGCCGGTACTCTTGCTCGAGCTCGACGTAGTCTTCAGTCAGGTCGAACAGCGCCTGATCCATTTCCGCGTAGGCTTGCCGGAGACGGATGAGCTGCGCTTCGAGTTGGTTGGCGTCGTCGTACAGCTCCAGGTTGGCGTTGTCGGCATCTACGAGTTTTGCTTGGAGGTCGTGGATCTCTTCCAGCATGTCCTCGAAGGTCTTCCGAAGTGCCTCGGCGTCGCTGTCGTTGAACGCATACTTTTTTGTTTGTTGGGGTCGATTGCTCATCGGTGTCTCCGCTTGGCTGATCAATCCAGCATGTAGCGAGCGTAGCTCTTGCCGGTTATGGGGTGGGTTTTCAGGACGGTTCTAATCTGTACGCCGCGCTCACGGAGACGGCTGATTTCCTTGGTGAGGGAACCGACGCTGTATTCGATCACAGCTTCTCGCTGCGAGATGGAGCCTGCGCGGACAAGGTGGTTGAACACGAGGCCAGTGACATACGAGAGTTTCATGAGAAATCCTTTCGGTTAGTGGAAAGTTGAACTTCCGGGGGTGGCCTATATGACCATAGTTTATTCTCAGAACGGGATCGCTTCGAGATCGACACCGTTTAGGGAAGATGGGGTTGGGGTGGTCGGGGCCGTGTTGCGGTGGTCCTCCAGTACTTCGGACAGCCGACCGGTTTGTAGGTTGTAGGTAAGGGTGCAGGCTGGACCGGTGATCCCGAGGTAACGTGATTTAAGCACCCTCACACAGGTCCGGTTTCGTAGTTCAGGATCATCAGCCTGCTGGTTGCGCTCGAGCGATAAACACATGTCGCTGAGCTGAGCGATGGCAGCGGAGCCACGGAGCTGGCCGAGCGTTGTGCGCCCGCCCTCTTCGTGAGCGATGCCTTCGGGCCGCTTGAGGTGTGACACTACTATCATGCCGCAGCCAAAGCGGCTCACGATGGTCCGCAGCTTGGTCATGAGGTTGTCGATCATGCGCCGCTCGTCGCCCTCTCCGATACCGGAGACGACCATGGAGACGTGATCAAGGACGATGTAATCACAGCCCTGCTGGCAGAGGTAAACGATCTTCGCCAACAAGTCGTCAATCTGGCTGGAGCCGAAGTGGTCGTACAGAAGCAGATTGCCGGTGCCTGCCGTAGCATCAAACGCATCCCGCATGGTCTGCTCGTCCACCTCATAGCCGTGCAGGTGCAATGGCTTGTTGGCATGGACGCCCATCAGACCAAGGATGGTGCGCTTCACCGGCTCCTCAAGGAACAGGGCACCGCACTTGAAACCGTGCTGGAGCAGATCGTAAAGCAGCTCACGGACCACGGAACTCTTGCCCATGCCAGAGCCACTTGTGATGGTGACCAGCTCTCCTTTGCGTAAACCATGGGTCATCTCGTTGAGCCCTTCCCATGGATACGGGTGCTGGTCGTAGACCTCGACCTTGGTCACCTCGTCCCATAGGGTAGACGCATCGATGATGCCGTCTGGGCGGTACTCAGAGGCATCCCACACAGCCTTCACAAGGTCGGAGTGTTTGCCCTGTACCAGCGCTTCGTTGGCGTCCTTCGCTGGGCAGTTGGCGATGTAGGCCTGTCCCGGGCGCAGTGTGGGGGCGACCTTCTCGACAGCCTCACGGCCAGCCTCGTCTTGGTCGAACATCAGGACGACCTTGTCGAACCGCTCGAGGAACTCAGCCTCCTTGCGGAACGTGCGGACAGCAGAGCTGGCGCCACCGTTTAGGGAGACCACAGCCCACTTGTGGTTCAGCACCTGCGAGACGGACATAGCGTCGATCTCGCCCTCGGTTATGACCAGCATCTTGCTGTGGTTGCTCGTGTTGCACAGGTGCTGACCGAAGAAGCCTGCGGCACCTGCGTCACCCAGCATCTTGAAGCGCTTGTCAGCGGTCCTGACCTTCTGCGCAACGACCTTGCCGTCACGCTTGTAGTCCGCGACCTGCACCACGTCACCAGACATACGGGCGACATGGTAGCCGAACTTACGGCAGGTCTCCTCGGTCAGCTTGCGCTTGCCGAGTGCTTGGTACTCTCCACGAAGAAGATCCATGGTGCCTCCTTGCTGCTGTTGGGGTGTGACGGTGTGTCCTTCGCTGTCGGTGACAGTGCGGGTGTTGCACACGTAGCACCACGCATGACCGTCATCGTAGTGGCCGTTGCCGTCAGATGACCCGCAGCTATCGCACGGGCCTTTGAACAAGAGTTTACTTTCGGTTTCGTGCGTCATTGCGAGCCTCGATGTAACGGGTGAAGAGGTCGTACCCCTCCAGACCGAGCAGCGAGGGTGCAGACAGGATCTCAGCCGCTGGATAGCGAGTGCTGAGGTCGTGCAGGAGGGACACGAGTGGCCCCTCGAGTTGTTTGGGGACGGGCATAGTTTTGCCGTCGAAGTTTAGGATCGCGATGTAGACCGCAGTCTGATCATGATCCGCGTGAGCAGCGCCGATACTCGCGGGGTGTCTCATGACGTGGACGCCAGATGCCGTGAGCACGTAGTGGTAGCCGCAACAGAGGTACCCCCGCCGCCTGAAGTAGGCGTCGAGGGCTCTCGGTGTCGAAACGTCTTGTTTGTTTCGGGTGTGGACGATGATCTTGTCGGTCGTCTCACGAAGGCCGGTCCAAGGTTCCTCCCGGTGATGGACGGTGTAGTTATTCATCGAGCCACTCCTGTGGCACCGGCTGTGCCTTGGTGTACTTGGCGTACAGAAAGCCATGGCGCTCACACCACATGCCGTAGGTGGTCGAGGACTTCTTGCCGATCTTGGTGTTTGGATTGTTGAAGATGAACCGGATGTCCAGCTCAGGCTGTGAGGCCTTGATTAGCAGGTGCTTAGACCGGTCCTTGCTCGAGAACTGCCCTTTGCTCTCCAGTATGATGCCGTTGGGCAGAACGAAATCAGGCAAATACAGCTTGCTGGTCTCGGGGACCGTGTACCTCACCTTTCCATCAGCGGGCTCGTAGTCGTACTGACAGCCAATGCTGTCGAGGTACGTCGCTATATCCAGCTCGAGCCCGGAACGATAACCTTCTCTCACACCCCGGCGGTCTGCGTATGCTCGACGCAGGCGAGGGGAGTGACGAACCATCAGAAGTCGTAAGCCTCGGCCTCAACGCTGGACGGCGTGGTGTCCGGGCCGGGATCCGCAAAGGTGCTGCCTGCCTCTGATACGAAGCCGCCGTCAGCCTTGGAGAAACCGTGGTCTCCGCCGCCCTCAGGTCCCGAGACTAGCTTGTGGATCTGGACCGCGGTGGGCTGTAGGCCGAGACCCTTCTTGCCCGAGTATTCCCACGACCAGACGTCACACGCCACGGCCAGCTCAGAGCCGCCGTAGATGTTCTCGTTCACCTTGTTGAGTTCGCTGTCGTACTGGACCGGCTTGCGGTCCCAGAGGTTGCCGTCCTTGGTGATGACGTTTTTGACCGAGCATTTGAACATGACCATGCCGGTTGGATCACCGTTGTCGTCAACCTCCTCTTTCCAGAGGCTGTTGTCGGCCTTGGGCAGGGCCTTGCCCAGCTCAGCCTTGGCGATCTCTTGTAGCCGCTTGATGACCGGAGCGGCCTTCTCAGAAGATACTGCGACGTTGGCTTTGTAGGCACCGGCTTCGACGAACTTAGTGTCTGGCCGGTTGAGGTGTGGGAACCGAGCGATGCCCACGGGAAGTGTGATTTTCGTTAGAGTTGCCATTGGTTTTTTCCTTAAAAAAGTTTCCGGGGGTGGCCTATATGACCAGAGTTTTTTTCAGCGATAGAACACAGATGGGGAAGATTAGCTGAAGAAGAACTCAGAGTGGGTAACGCCATCCAACTCCAAAGACCCCAAAGCAGGGGGCTCAGGAAGCATGACGTCAGCTCCAGCAATCTCCTGCATCGAGGCAAGCCAGCGGCGCAGGTGATCGTGTTCGGTGTACAGGGTGACGAAGGCCTCCCTTAGGATGCGCGAGAACTCTGGAGCATGAGCAGCTGGAACGCCGAAGCTATCGTGTACGAAGGTCATTGCCGCTGGGCGCCCCTGCCGAGCACAGTAGTCCTCCCACAGCAGGGCTGTCAGACGCAGGTGCGCAGCATCCAACGAGTGGATAAAGTTCGGCGGCATCGAGTTTCCATGATCTACCGGGCTCTGCTCTTCGATGGTTATGTTTAACCGGCGGAAGCGCTGGCTGCCCTCGAAGGTTGTCGCAAACCTGACCTTGTCGGCCTTCCCTTTCCTAGTGATGCAGACCATGCCATCGGGTAGGTCCCATGACAGCGGGACGTTAGGGTTGGCTCTCACTGTTTGCTTCGTGACGGCCTCGATCCACTGCATCGCCTCGCAAGCCTTAGGCATTACGTCTTCGACAGCGTCGTAGATCTGGTCACCCAAGAACGCCCCAATCTGACCAGCAGTCATGCCGTCCGGTAACTTCAAAGACCCTTCAGCTAGGACCTCTTTGATCCAAGCAATCGTATAGTCGCGACAGCTTCGTTTCTTGCTGTTGTAGGGTTTGGTCATCGTTTGTCGCTTCACCGCCGCACGGGTGATGCCGTGCTCTAACAAAACCTCCCGCATGCTGCGTTGCAACACAGATAGGGAAGATATGTCGGCATCCCTGAGGTTGGCTGTGACCTGCTGCGCCACCAACATGTAAACGTCCTGCCGATCGTGGTCGGGCACCAAGTTAACGGAGAACCCGCCAGCCTCGTCACGCAACAGAGCGCTGTAGTGCTGGATCCCCGAACAGGTAGCATCGGTGTAGCAGGGAAGGGTCGAGACGTAGCCGTAGCCGTGTTTATGGAACAGGTAGATCTCACGGCAGGCCGCAAGGAACATGAACGGATGATCCGCTTCCTCCCAAAACCCGACGTTAGACCGCCAGTCTTCGCCGATAGCTTTGATGGCCTCGAGGTTGTCCTCGGCCCACTTCACGCGGCTGGCAAGGCTGGCCTTATCAACGCCGTCAAAAGCGCCCTCTGTCGCACATTGTACGTACAGAGCGTTGAGCTGCTCCTTTGTTTCGATTGCAGCTCCCTCAGCGAACACGAGCATTGCCTTTTGGTAGTCCGACCCTTGTGGTGAGACCCCAAACACTGCCAGCGGATAGATGCGACCCCGGCTGTCCATCGTGCAGGGAAACCAGAGATTTCGTCCGCTTAGCTTGTCAGCTCCCATAAGGGCAGCATGGAGGGCGTAGGTGTGGCTGGCCCTCTTTGCGTTTTTGTTCTCAGCGTCCCTAAAGGTCCTGATCCACCGTTGCTTTGCCTCTTGGTCATCGCGGAAGTCATCTGACCATGGCGGATACGGCACGTCCCTCGGTGCCGGAAGGTTCGCCACCGGCTCGTCCTGCTCCAGTGCCCAGCGCACAGCATCGCGAATGTAGTCGTTGATGCGATAGGGTACAGCTTGCACTGCGTTCACAGCGTCGATGACCTCTTGGAACGCGGGTCGGTTTTGTATCTCACTATGCGTAGCCATGATCATGCCCTTCACCAGAGGAGCCGTGGGTGTCTCTGGGTGGACGTAAGGGCCGCTGACGAGGTTGTCCATTGACCATGGCCTCGGTGGGATCAGCATGGGCTCGTGTACTGTGTCACGCATCGCTACGCCGTCTTCCGTCTTGACCACCCATTCAACGAACTGTGGATCCAGTCTGTAGTACTGCTTGTTCAGGTCTTTAGCTTTCCCGCCCGCTGCGGAGGTGACCGCGTCCCGCCCAAGGCTAACGATGCCAGTACTCAAGATCATGTGCTCCATGATCCACGCGCCAATAGCCGCCTTATCTTTTGGACCCCAAACCTCTTCGAGATACTGGATGTTGTGGTGCTCCATGCGCCGTGCCAACGCTCGCTCAGCTTTGGCTCGTGAGAGCTGTGAAGTCTTCTGCTGCTCAACAAAGTTCTTGAAGCTGACCGCGGCTGCCTTGTGTGCCCACTTCGCCTTCATCTCGGCATATATACGTTTCGCTACCTGCATCTCTACGGCGGTCCCAGACACGGAGGTTGCTGCGGACCCATTCATCACGTCTTCGACGTTGCTGCCCTGCCAGCGCACCTGACAATCGATTGCGGCACGTAGGGCAACGTAAGCGATGGTGCGGGTGCTCAGCGGCTGGTTCTCAAAAAGCTTCAACGCCCGGTGCTTTGGACCACGAGCGTTTGCACGGGTGATCAACTTATGTCCCTGCTCAAGACTAGCTTCTAGCTTGTCCAGTAGAGCCTCGACCGCATACCGCCCAGTCTGTGTGTCAGAGTAGGCGTGGGCGTCTCGAGCCTTCTGGTGTCGCTTGAGGGACCGCTGGTGGCTGAAGCTTCTGATCGCCTGCTCATGGTTGAGCTGATCCACCACGTCGTTGACGGACGCTGCCGTCCCTTGGTAGGCCGATAGCAAGACAGACAGGTAATCTGAGGGTACATTAGGTGTATCCATGGGTCGTTCCTTTCGGGGGTGGCCTATATGACCAGAATTAAAAGGGACCCGCTGTAACCAGACATGAACTAGACACGATGTGTGTTTCTATTTTGTTCACATCACCCCATGAAATCACTGGAGTTTTTCGAAAATGGACTGTCTAAACGCCGCATTTAGGGAAGAAGGTGTCCAAAACGCTTCTTTTAATCGTGCGGTGTCGAACAGTTTTTTCGTTATTTTCCAGAGACTTATGGGGTCGGTCGAACGGGCGGTGTCGAATGTTCAACGGTTGTCGAACAGGGTAAACGTCGGGCGAAAGGGTTGAAATAAGGTACTCAAGTCGCCCGACGTTCACGTCGCGTAATTATCAAGTTATCCACAGGGCGTCAATGCCTCTCCGATCAAAACGGGATGCGGGTGGTTTGGCCTGAGGCGATCTCGGCCTCAACAATCATCAGCTCTCGCTCTGCGGCGTCACGTTCCTCCAAGGTCACTGCGTCGAACACAAGGTCCCGCAGCTCAGCCCGGAGGTCCGTGAGGCTCTCGTAGGTATCTGGGTCCCAGACGTCTACCGCGACACTCGTCTTTCTCATTGGATCAGTGCCACCACCTCATCACCCCAGCCCGGGGCGAGGTGCATGTAGTTCTGCGTCGTGGTCAGGCTGGTGTGCCCAAGCAGATCCTTGATGTGCATCACGTTGGCACCGGCAGCAGCCAGACGGCTGGCCGTGGTGTGTCGCAGGGTGTGGAAGGTGACCGGCAGACCAACCTTGAGAGCGGCCCGCCTGATGTATCTTTGCACTGTGTATCTCTTGAGGTGAGACCACGAGCCTTGTCTCTCCAGTATCTGACGTGCCTCAGGTGTCAGCGGTACCCGACGCAACTTAG